TGCTTATGCAATACCGTACCAAACGGGCTCTGGCACGACTTCGTTCGTTAGCTCGGGCACTTCAGGACAACTCTTTCAAACGCTGGGTTCAGGGTCTGCGCCACAATGGGTAAGTCAGTCTTCACTATCGGTAGGCTCGGCTTCTAATATAGTAGGGGGCGCTGCTGGGCAGATTCCTTATCAAACCGCTATTGGTGCAACGAGCTTCACCGCTGCCGGAACAACTGGTCAACTGCTTCAATCTAACGGCACAAGCGCCCCAACTTGGGTCAATGCAAACTCTTTGAGCGTGGCGAGTGCGAATAATTTACTGGGCGGTGCGACTGGATCGCTTCCCTATCAATCCGCAACAAACGCAACGACTTTTCTAGGAATTGGCTCAAACGGGCAAGTTTTGGGGATTTCTGGTGGGGCGCTGACTTGGACTACCCCGACTGCCTACGCAACGGTGACTGATGACACGACCACCAACGCAACTCGTTACCCGTTATTTGCAAATCAGACAAGCGGAAATCTAAGCACAGAGTACACGAGCTCGACTAATTTAAAGTACAACCCAAGCACAGGCTCTTTTAGTGCCTTACAGTTTGCGGTCGGGACTTTAAGTTACACCCCGGCTAATGCTTTGGCTTATCTGCAAAACTCGGTTAGCACTTATAACCAGTTTATTATTCAGAATACAAACACAGGGGCAACGGCTTCCTCTGATGTAATCGTCAACAATAATCTTTCTACCGACTCCACCTATTACGGTGATTTCGGTATGAACAGCTCTAATTTCAGCGGTTCAGGGTCATTTAATGCGCCTAATATGGTGTATTTAACGGCTACGACTGCTGATTTAGCGATTGGAACGACCACAGGAAACGCTGTTCACTTTGTTACAAGTGGAACAACAACCGATAACGCAACGATTGCCTCAACAGGGATTTGGACGTTTAATAATGCTATAAATCTAGCGACTGGGACAACAACCCTAGCGCCCTTGACGTTTACTTCAGGCACAAACCTGACAACCCCGGTTCAGGGAGCTCATGAGTTTGACGGGTCATCGCTTTACATTACTGGAAATACAAGCACAGGCTCTGGCAGACAGATAATTAACGCCTCTCAAGTGGCTCAGTTAGCGACTAGCGCAAGTGTGGCGTCAGGCGGACAATTCTTTACTTCTACCGTCAGACCTGAGTTGATTTCAGGGCATTTGTATAAATTTCAGTACAAATTGATCTTCACAAAGTCAACTGCCGGGACAGTTACAGTATCGTTTTCTAACTCTGCTACGTCCAATTTCACCGTATTTGACGCAAATATGCAGCTTATACAGGTAAATAATGGCACTACAGCGAACTATAACGCCTACGCAGCAGCTGCGACAACCGCAACATTCCAAGCCTCATTCTCGCTTTTGGATGCGACAACTTATGTGGCCAATATTGAGGGTGACATCATTCCATCGGCAAACATGAGACTTCAGCTTTTAGTGACGGATTCCGCAGGGACTGTGACTTCATTACTTGGGTCTAATTTTGTATTTACAGACTTTGGCACGACAAATATAGGGAATATCGGATGACCTATACATGGAAAATTAAAGACATGGAAGTGGAAAATGACGTTATTTTGGGCGCTCATTATTCCTGTATTCTTTCTGATGACACAAATTCTGTAGAAACTGAGGGCTGGTGGCCTTTAAAGCCTAGAGTTCCAATGCCCGTATTTAAAGATATTACGGAAGAACAAGTTTGCGCTTGGGTCGAAGAAGATAGTACACAAGACGGAGTAAATCCGATAAAATCTCGTCTAGCAGAACAATTGGCAAACTTGAAAAAAGAAAAAGTAAAGATGCCGTGGCTTCCTGCTGAAACTTTTAAGGTGTCCCTATGACCGTGCCAATAGATGTTATTACGAGGGCGATGAAAGACATAGGGGCTATTGCCTCGGGAGAAACACCGACCCCAGACGAAGCGCAAGATGCTTTTGATATGCTTAACGATTTATTGGATCAATTGTCCAATGAGTCAATGATGACGTTTTACAAGACTGAAATCATCTTCCCTATCGTACCCGGTCAAACTCAATACACGATTGGCCCAACTGGTCAAATCGGTGCTCAAGTAACTGGCACGATCACGGGGAATGTCTTAACGATAAATACCATTAATTCAGGTGGCGTGGCAATCGGTCAAATGTTATCAGGCCCGGGAATTACGACAGGAACGACCATTACAGGCTTTCTGACGGGTGCTGGTGGTCAAGTTAACGAGGCAGGGACGTATCAGGTTAACATTAATCAAAACACGCTTGCTCCTGCGTTTACAGGGTCTATTTCTGGAACGACTTTAACTGTAACTGCGGTTTCTCAAGGCTATATCGGGCTTGGAGCGGTGATTACAGGCACGGGAGTGACCACAGGCACTACGATTTCAGGGCTGATTAGCGGAACGGGTGGCACAGGAACTTATCAGGTGAGTGTCAGCCAGACAGTTGGCAGCGAGTCAATGACTGCGACAATTACACCGATCACTATCCAGCTTTACTACCAAAGACCCTTAGCGATTAATTCAGGGTTTGTCAGGGTAAACACTAATTCCAATGGTGTGCCTGTTTATCAGGGTGGACTGGATTATCCGTTGTCCGTTCTTGATTACGGGCAATACCAAATGATCGGACTAAAGACTCTGAGTGGCCCGTGGCCTAAAGCGTTTTATTATCAGCCAAGCGAAGAACTCGGAAATATCTTTGTTTGGCCTAACCCATCTCAGGGTGAAATGCACTTATTCGCAGATACTTTATTCACAAGATACACAAATCTGACCGACCCAATGTATCTGCCACAGGGATTTTCAAACGCACTCAGATGGTTGCTTGCTGAAAGACTAATGCCAATGTTCGGTAAAGTTAATGGCACTCAGCTCCAAATGATCGGGGCTTACGCAGCTCAAGCAAAGTCTGAACTCAAGCGTACAAATATGCGTCCTCCACCAGTTTCTCGCTACGATGAAGTTATTACGTCCAGTCGTTCTCGTGACGCTGGTTGGATTTTGAGTGGCGGTTTCTTTAGGTGATTAGTATTAAATTTTGAATGTAAAATAGGTATAAAGGTTTAACATGGCATCAACTACATTCGTCAATTATCAAACCGTCATAGACGCTGGATGGCTCAACGATGTCAACTCAGCGGTTTATAGCGGTACATTCCAAGCGACTACTCTGAGTCCTACCAACATCACGGTTAGCGGTGCTATTACTGCTAACGGGACTATCTCAGGTTCAGGGTTTAGCACTTATTTAGCTTCTCCTCCTGCGATTGGAGGCACTACCGCAGCTGCTGGTGCGTTTACTACTCTTTCTGCAAGCTCTACTGTCAGCGGAACAGGATTCAGCACCTACTTAGCAAGTCCTCCTGCAATCGGTGGGACAACGGCTGCTGCGGGTTCGTTTACGACTTTAAGCGGTTCAACATCCACAACTACCCCTATTGTTCAAAGTTCAGGTTCTTTATTATTAAAGACTAATGGTACGACTACTGCGGTAACAATAGATACAAGTCAAAACGTAGGTATAGGAGTTACTCCTGGTGCTTGGAGCCAAGGCAAAGTTGTTGAAATTGGCTATACTGGAAATGCCTTTTGGGGGTATAGTGCAAGTCAAAACTTTATTTCACAAAACGCATACTATAACGGTTCTGCTTGGAAATATACATCTTCAAATCCAGCGTCTTATTACACACAAAATTCTGGTACTCATAATTGGCAAATAGCTTCATCTGGAACATCGGGTAATTCTGTTACATTTACCCAAGCAATGACACTAGATAATAGTGGTAATTTGTTGGTTGGTACTACAAGTGGTTCTAATCATATTATTTATAAAAATGCTGCGGTAGCATCAAGAATTATTGCATTTCAAGGTGAAAATAGTGGAGCTTATACTTCAGTTGCCTTTGCTACTGGAGACAATCAAGGTTGGAATTCAGCCAATACAGTACAAATTATTGGTAAAAATAGTGGAACTGGTCGTTCTATAAATGCAGCAGGAACAGTAAATCAAAATGGTGCTGACTATGCTGAATACATGACCAAAGCAGGAAATTTCACAATAAACAAAGGTGATATTTGCGGTATTGATGTAAACGGTAAATTAACAAATGTATTTGCAAATGCTATCAGTTTTGTAGTTAAGTCAACCAACCCCGGACTTGTTGGTGGAGATGTATGGGGAACTGAAGAAGCTCTAGGCCTAACTGCTCCTCAAGAACCAACAAGGTCTAGCGGTGAATCTGATGCTTATTGGGCAACTGCTCAAGCAAATTATCAAACAGCTTTGTCTGCATACAAAATTGAACTTGCAACCGCTTTAGAGTCGGCAAGACAACTTGTTGACCGTATTGCATTTAGCGGTCAAGTGCCAGTTAATGTAACAGGAGCAACTGCTGGTCAGTACATTGTCCCAATTGCAAAACAAGATGGCTCTATTGGTGGCGAGGCAGTATCAGAATCTGCAATTACACTTCAGCAGTATATGCAGTCAGTTGGCAAGGTAATTTCTGTTGAAAATAATGTAACAACAATAATTGTCAAGGTTGCATAATGGAAAAATTAATTACACTTTTAAAAACAAAGTCAGTTCAATGGGCTTTGGTCGTTGCGGTTTTATCCGTACTCCAAGGTTTTGTAATGGAATTCCCACTAACCCCAGTCCATCAAATGATTGCTGGTGTGACTATTTCAGTTATTGTCGTACTCCTAAAATTCCTAGAAGGTGTCTAATGGACTATAAATGGGAAATATCCGAACTAAGCGCAGAGGGGGAGTTAATTACCCATGCCAAGTATCATTTAAGCCTGACTGACGGTACAAACACGGTTGAAACTGAGGGAAATTGGTACTTTAAAGACCCAGTTTTGACTGTTCCTTTAGCTCAAGTAACCGAGGAAACTGTTGCAGGCTGGATAGAACAAGACTCTATGCGTGACGGGGTAAATGTAATAAAATCTAGGCTAGAAGAACAATTGGCGCTTTTAGAAAAGACGAAATCTATTGTCCCTCCTTGGAAACCTCAAGTTTTTACACCAAATTTAGGGTAAGCTATGACACAAG